GTGGGTATAAGTGGCGTTGGCCTAATTTAGCCCCTCTAACTCGTGCTACATCAGCTGGGTTTCCGGATGGGCTTTATTTTAAGGACAAGAAAAGGAGCATCTTCGGTACCGATGAGTGGACATTCGACACTGAAGAGTGTGAACAGCTGCGCGAAATTGTGGCCGAAATGCATGAGCACCTCAAGACCACACCTGTGGATTTTATCTACATGGTTTTCCCCAAGGATGAGCTACGGCCTAAGGACCGCGTCAAGTCGTTGAAAACACGTATGATCATGGCATCACCCGTAAGCGCCACTGTTTTGACCCGTATGTACTTTGGGCCTTTTATAGACTGGTTCATGGATCCACGGAACCGGCTCTTTAATTGTTCGGCGGTTGGGATTGACATGTCCAATGAAGCTGATTTGTGCGCTTTTGTGAACTGGCATCATAATGGGCACCCCAATTACCGGGTCTTTGCTGGTGACTATTCCGGTTTCGACAAGGACCTCTCGCCATGGCATATGGACATTGTCCGCCGTATCAATGAGGAGTTCATCCGAGCCGATTGGACGGAGGAACAAAAGCAGACTGCTGAGAACATCCTTATCTCCAGTACTTACCCAACTGTGGCTGTCAAGGGCAACCTCATACAGTGGTCTAACGGTAACCCATCCGGTGACAATATCACCACTCCCAAGAACTCGAAGACCAACACTTTTGCTAAGCTTCAGGCTATAGCGAAAATTGTTCTTGGTGACGGCGCTTCTGAAGCAAGAGTTGCCCATTTCATTTTCACCTCGTTGTGTAAGGGGTATATTCGTATTACTGATTTTGGTGATGACACAGTGTTCTCGGTCATTCGTGGTGTCCACGAAGGGTGGAATTTTGATCTTGTATCCAATGCTTCCATGGCTAAGGCATTGGCGGAGCTTGGGTTCAAGTATACTGACGAGCAGAAGAATTCAGACTTTTCGCAGGAGGTTGATAGGACCATATTCGACGTTTCTTTCCTTAAGAGGAGAGTGCGTGACTCAGAAATAGGCCTGGTCGCCTACTTGGATATCGATACCATTTTGCAAAACATCCAATGGATGAAAATGGGACCCGAGGAATTGGACGTGTGGGCAGATAAGCTCGAGAATTTCCTCAATGAGCTAGCTGTCCACCCAGATGCGGTCTGGGATGAGTACTACCCCAAACTTATGGGTGCATACTATAGGGCTGTCCCCAACGGGGATTTTTCCTTTTCCCCGACTCGATTGGAACGCATGAAGAGGTGGCGTACGCGCTCCCTGCTCATGGGTACGTTTTGTGAAGAGGAGCCTCACCGCGAGGACAATCAAATCCACGTACTCGGTGACAGCATGGCTGAAAACCCGTTGCGTGTGTCACACGATTTAGCTTATAATGCGGCCCAAGGAGATTTGCGTCTAGCAGGCGATCGTGTAGAAGGGGCCGAAAGGAAGGACGCGTTGCCCTTGGGATCTGAAGCCTACAACAACGCCCACACACAAGGTCCATGGTTGGTCGGCCATGGTGCCCGGAGTAAAGCCCGGGATATCTCGACATCAAATAATGATATGAACAATACCCTTGCCATGGGTGAAACTGGCCAGGACGGCGTAGGACTTGTGCATACCGCGCCCGCCTTGACTGCTGCACGTGATTCCGACAGGGAACTGGACCCTAAGATCGCTATGCAATATGCACCTAACGAAATTGGTACTGTGGCTGATTACCTGAATAAGCAAG